ATGATGCAGATCCCGCTCAGCCTCTCTGGCCCCCCTGAGGCTTTCGCCAAGGCCGTCCAGGCTCATGTTGAGGCCTGCACGGCCCACATGATGGGGAAGCCAGGTAAGGCCGCCCCGATCGCATCTGACATGGTTGCCAAGGTCGTTGCGCGCCAACCGCAGGAAGGCCCAGTCGCCACACGGGGGCCCGACCGCTTCGTAGTCCTGCCCTACACCATCATCGACGACACGCCGCGAACTCCTGAACAGCAGCTCGCGATCGACACTCTCAGGGACACCATCATCAAGTAACCGGAGGCAGGCGCTCAAACCGCCTGAGCCGATTTGAAAAACAATCAAGTTTTATCAAGCGTCGGAGGGAAGCGCGCCGGAGCCGGGCGGAAAAAGGGTAGCCCGAACAAGACGACGGCGCTGCTCAAAGACGCGATCATCAAGGCTGCTGAGGCTGTTGGTGAGGACATGCAGGGCAAGGGCAAGCTGACCGGCTATTGCAAGTTCCTTGCGAAGAATGAGCCCAAGGCATTTGCGGGCCTCCTTGGACGAGTCCTGCCGATGCAAGTGACAGGCGAGGGCGGCGGCGCACTGATCGTCGAGATCAAGCGCTTTGCGGATTAGCCTGCCGAATGGCTGGACGCCTCGGCATTACCAGCGCCCGTTGTGGAATTACCTGGAGCGGGGTGGCAAGCGGGCTATCGAGATCGCCCATCGCCGCTGGGGCAAAGACGATGTGGCTTTGCATCGTACCGCGATCGCGGCTCATGAGCGCGTCGCGTCGTATTGGCACTGCCTGCCTGAGTTCGCCCAAGCTCGCAAGGCGGTGTGGACGGCGGTCAGCCCTCATACGGGCAAGCGCAGAATAGACGAGGCCTTCCCGGTTGCTCTGCGGCAAAGCACCAATGACAACGAGATGTTTATTCGCTTCAAGAACGGATCGACATGGCAGGTTATTGGATCTGACCGTTACGATGGTCTTGTTGGTGCTGGCGTTGCTGGCGTTGTGTTTTCGGAGTTTGCGCTCTCCAATCCCTCGTCTTGGGGCTATATCCGCCCGATGGTGGAGGAGAACGATGGCTGGGCCACGTTCATCACCACGCCGCGTGGCCGAAACCACGCCAAGGCCATGCTGGACATGGCAAAGGCAAATCCCAAGTGGTTTGCTGAGGTTTCGACGGTTCACGACACGGGCGCGCTGAGCCCGGAACAGCTTTCCGAGTCCTTGGCCGAGTATGTCGCGCTGTATGGCGAGGACGTAGGTCAGGCCCAGTTTGATCAGGAATATCTCTGCTCGTTCAACGCGGCGATCCTTGGCGCCTACTTCGCCCGAGAGATGATGGCGCTCCGGGCCGATGGCAGGATCAAGGAGATTGAGCCTGTTCCTGGAAAGCCCGTGCACCGGGCTTGGGACATCGGCGTGCGGGACGACACCAGCATCTGGTGGTTTCAGGTGGTGGGTGGCCAGCCGCTGATCTTTGACTGCTACACGGCATCCGGCGCCGGCGTGGACCACTATGCGGAGGTCGTTCACGGCAAGCCGTATGCGCCTGGAACGGACTTTGTGCCGCATGACGCCAAGGTCAAGGAATGGGGCACGGGGCGCACCCGTGTCGAGACGATGGAAGCGCTGGGATTGAAGCCTCAGCTCGTGCCGATGGCGACGTTCCTGGATGGCATCAACGCAGCCCGCCTGACGCTGAAGAAGGCGGTCTTTCATCCTCGCTGCGAGGACAAGGGAATTGCCGCGCTGGAGCAGTACCGGCGCGAATGGGACGACGAGAAAAAGACGTTCAAGGCCACTGACGTGCACGACTGGACGGCGCATCTGTCTGCGGCGTTCCGGTACCTGTCGCTGTCATGGCGCAACGTGGCCGAGGTGATCGAGGAGTCCAAGCGGGTTCCGAAGCCAGGCCAATTCATTCCCCCGCCAGTGCAGGTGAGCACTGGCAAGAGGATTCGTGTATGACCGATTCCGCCGGCGTGGCCGGACATAGCGAAGCTGGCGAGCAGGATGAGCCCAAGACGGGCGAGTCCAAGCGCTGGCTTTCCATGATCGAAGACGCTGAGCACGCGTTCCGGGATTGGCAGAGCAAGGCCGACAATATCGACAAGCTCTATGCCAACCTGAATGATCTCGCGAGCGCTGGCCGCGACCGTCAGTTCCAGATGTTCTGGGCCAATATTCAGGTGCTAGGGCCGTCTGTGTATTCCCGGCCGCCGGTGCCAGTCGTTGTCCCGCGGTTCAAGGACCGCAAGCCTGTGCCGCGGGCGGCGTCCGAATTGCTCGAGCGCTCGACAAGCGTCGGCTTCGAGCTGGAAGACATCGACGGCCTGATGCGCGCGGTGCGCGATGACCTTACCGTCGTGGCCCGTGGCTGCGCCTGGGTTCGCTACGAGACCAACGATGACGGCAAAGGCCAGCGGGTCTGCTTCGACTTTGCAGACCGTAAGGACTTCCTACATCCCATGGCTCGGACCTGGAAGGAAGTGCCGTGGGTTTCAAAACGGTCGTGGCTGACCGAAGACGCCATGGAGAAGCGCTTCAAGAAGCACTCCGGCAATGCCTACGAGAAAGCCTCATACGAGATCCGGAAGGACGATAACGGCCGAGAGAGCGAGAAGAAGGCCGGCGTTTGGGAGATCTGGCACAAGGAGGAGAACAAGGTCGTTTGGGTCACTGAGGGCGTGGAAGTCACGCTCGACGAGGACAAGCCGCACCTTGACCTTGAGGGATTCTTCCCGTGTCCGAAGCCGGCATATTCCACGGTTCAGCGCCGGTCGCTGCTGCCCGTGCCGGACATGCTGTTCTACAAGGACCAGCTTGAGGAGATTAACGAACTGACGGCGCGCATTGGCGCGCTGGCTGATGCAGTGCAGGTCCGCGGCTTCTACCCGGCTGGCGCCGGCGAGATTGGCGACGCCATCGAGACGGCGATCAAGTCCACCGTCAATAACCAGGTCCTGGTGCCCATCTCCAACTGGGCCATGGTCGGGCAGGGCGGCGTCAAGGACATGATCGTCTGGCTGCCAATCGACCAGATCACGACCACGATCGTGCAACTCGTGGAGCTTCGCCGGCAGATCATCGAGGACGTGTACGAGATCACGGGCCTCTCGGACATCATGCGGGGTGCGACCGAGGCCAGCGAGACGGCCACGGCTCAGCAGCTCAAGAGCCAGTATGGGTCAGTCCGGATCAAGGATAGGCAGGCCGAGCTGGTGCGCTTCGCGCGCGATCTGGTGCGGATCGCCGCGGAGATCATGGCCGAGAACTTCTTGTCCAAGACGCTTCTGGAGATGTCGCAGTTCGATATCCCGACCGACGCGGACATCAAGAAACAGATCCAGCCGCTTGAGGCACAGATCAAGCAAATTATCGCCCAAGTCGAGCAGGCCAAGGCTGATCCGCAGTTGCAAGCGCAGGCTCAGCAAAACCCGCAGGCCGCTCAGCAGGTGCTCCAGCAGGCCCAGCAGCAAGCGCAGGGCCTCAAAGGCCAGATCGACAAGCTGAACGAGACGGCTACGGTCGAGAAGGTCATGAAGCTGCTTCGTGACCAGAAGATCAGGCCGTTTGTACTGGACATCGAGACGGACTCGACGATTGCGCCGGACGAGAATGCGCAGAAGCAGCGCGCCACCGAGTTTGTGACCGCTGTCGGCGGCTTCATGGGGCAGGTTATCCCCATGGTGCAGCAGGTGCCGCAGTCGGCAAAGCTCGCGGCCGAAACCCTGAAATACGTCGCAAGCCAGTTCCGCGCCGGCCGGCAGCTTGAGCAGACCATTGAGGAATTCGCCGACGACATGGCGGCGGTTGCAGCGCAGCCAAAGCAGGACCCGGCTGCGGCTGAGGGGGCTGCCAAGGCCGAGCAGGTCAAGCAGCAGATGGCCGTCGCGCAGGCTCGGCATGACCGCGAGCAGCAGACCGCAGCCGTAGATCAGCAGCGCAAGGACGCCGAGGCCAAGGCGAACCAGGACCGCGAGATTGCGAAATACGACGCAGACATGCGCGGTAAGGCTGCTGTGCTCGACGCGACGCTCGCCAACCTCGGCGCCGAGGAACAGCGCAAGGCACAGGAGCACGGCCAGGCCATGGACAAGGGCGCTCTGGAGATCGAAAAGCTGCGGCTCGAGATCGAGGGTGTGAAGGTCAAGACGGCCTCGACGGTCGCGACCACTCAGGCCAAGGTCGATCAGGCTAACACGGCGACGGACAACTCGATCCGCTCCACTGATGCGAGCGTGCAGGCAACGGCTGACAGCACTGCAATCAAGCGCGATGCAGCCAAGGCGAAGGAGCCGGCCTGATGCGCGGCACTTGGGTCTATCGAGGCGGCAAGCTTGTCGAGAAATTCGGGCCAGAGGACGTGCGGCCCGAGCCTGCGCGGTCTGATCTGCCCATGCCGATGCTGATCAGCGACGAGATGCAGGCCAGTGAGCACGTTGACGGCCAGTTCTACACGTCGAAGGCGGCCTATCGCGCGGTCACTCGTGCGAATGGGCTCACTGAGGTTGGCACCGAGCGGCCCAAGCCGCGCAAGCGCCAGCCTGTGAGCGACAAGGCAATTTCCGACGCGGTCGATAAGGCCGTGGCTGACTACAGCAAGGGCCGGCGTCCGGCCGCTTAGCCGCATTCCCTCAGACGGAGATACTTCATGACCGATGCAGCCATTGTCGCTGATAGCGCCCCCGTGTCCGACGCGCCCGCTGGGGGCGCCGTCATCAACGAGAACGCTCCAGGCTTCAATTCGCCGCTCGGCTCGCAGATTCCGCCCGACGCTCAGGCCAAGCCGGATGTTCCGGCCAAGCCCGCATCGCTCGACGACAGCATTGATCGCGCCATTGCGAAGAGCCAAGAGAAGCAGGCCGCGGCCGCCAAGACGCCCGAGCCCAAAGCCGACGCCAAGGCCGATGCGAAGGTTGAGCCAAAGGAGCCGCAGGCGCGCGGCGAGGGTGGCAAGTTCGCGGCCAAGGAGCCGGTGGTCGATCCGAAGGCCGCGCCGGCGCCGAAAGTGGCTGAGCCGGCCAAGCAGAGCTTCACGGCCAGCGACGCGCCCTCGCGCTTCTCGGACGATGCCAAGAAGGAATGGGCGACCGCGCCCGAGTCCGTGCGTCGTGAGACCGAGCGCGCGATCAAGGAGCTGACGGACGGCTTCCAGAAGTACAAGGGCGCGGCCGAGCGTGACGGTACTCTGAACGAATTCCACGACATGGCGAAGGCCAGCGGCAAGGAGCTGTCCGGCGTCGTCCGTGAATATGTCAACATGGAGAACAAGCTTCGTCAGGACCCGATCGGCGGCCTGGACATGATCTGCCAGCGCATGGGGCTGTCGCTGCGTGATGTGGCCGCTCATGTGATGGGCCAGAAGCCAGAGCAGGTGGCGAGCCAGCAGGACGCGACGATCCGTGAGCTGCGCGCCGAGCTTACCGCGATCAAGGAACAGGTCGGCGGCGTCACCCAGACGCTCCAGCAGCAGAGCCGCGATGCGACGCTCACTGAAGTCAACAAATTCGCAGCGGATCATCCCCGCTTTGAAGAACTGGCCGACGCGATCAGCGAAGAGCTGAAGCACGGCTATTCGCTTGCCGAGGCCTATAGCAGAGCGGAGCGGCTCAACCCCGCACCCGCGGCAGCAGCCAAGGAAGATCCTCTCGCAGCCTCATCCGCTGCACCCGAGCCCCCGGTTCAACCCGACAAGGGCCAGAAGTCCATCAACGGCGCACCTTCCGCGGGCTCAACCCCGGCAGCGAAGAAGCGCGTTCCCAAATCCCTCGATGAAGCCCTTGACCGTGCCTTCGGGCAGGTGGGCTAGGAGAACTAGACAATGGCTATCAACCCGGTAACCGCTTATCAGCAGGTGCTTTCGATGGCACTTGAAGAGCGCTCGCCGGCTTGGCAGGACCTCGTTTCGAACGGAAACGCGCTTCTCGCCACGCTGCGGCGCAAGGGTCTGTGGGAGTCCTATTCCGGCCCCCGTATCCGTGAAACCCTCCAGATCGCAAAGCAGGATGCCCAGTGGTATTCCGGTTATGACTTCCTGGACAATCCCCCGATCGAGCTGTTCAACGACGCCTACTACACTCCCAAGATGGTGGCTGTCCCGATCAGCCTGACCATGGAGGAAATCCTCAACAACCAGGGCGCCAATCAGCTCAAGCCGGTGCTGAAGTCCTACATGTCTGCCGCGGAGTCGTCGCTGGAAGATGCGATGGACCAGGGTATTCACTCGGACGGTACGGCGAACGGCGGCAAGCAGATGACCGGCCTTGCGGCTGCGGTCCCGATTGTCACCAACTCGGGCACCTACGGCGGCATCGATCGTTCGGCCAATGCGATCTGGCGCACCACGACCTATGACGTGAACTCCGCGTTCACGACCATCGGCACGCAAGTGTCGTCCACCACGATCCGGCCGTTCCTCAACCGCATCATGACGGCCCGCTCGCGCGGCCGGCGCCATGCGGATCTGCTCATCATGAGCCCGGAACACTACGAGGCCTACGACGCGGCGACGCTGGCAATCCAGCGCACGACCAACACCTCGAGCGAGCTCGGCAAGCTGGGCTTCTCGGCGCTGGAGTACATCGGCGGCGGCAAGCGTGCAGAGATCGTCATGGATGGTGGCATCGGCTCCAACATGCCGGCGAACACCACCTACGGCCTGGATACCGACAGCCTTCGGCTTCGGTACAACCCGAGCCGCAACTTCGACAAGCTGTTCGAGGGCGACGGCCAGAAGCCTCTCAACCAAGACGCTCTGGCGCAGTTCATCGGGTGGATGGGCGAGCTGACCATGACGAACCCGCTGTTCAACTGGCGCATGTACGACAGCAACCCGGCGGCGTGATCTGAGGCGGCCTTCGGGCCGCTTCTTTCCCCTTTCCCCAATTCGGAGACTTCTCACATGGCATACACCATCATGGACGAGGCGATGGGTCTTCCCAAAATCGCCGTGACCTCCACGGCGCCGTGGACTGGCGGCGGCTCTGCCGTTCCGCCCCTCGGCACGATTGTCTCAGCCGTCGACCCCACCTATGGGACCGGCGAATTCATCTTCCTCAAAGGTGTTGCGTCCACGGTCGTTGGCTCGCTGGTCACCTATGACCAGACGCTTGGCACCACGGCGCTTGCACCGGCCACCGGCGGCAACGGTCCTGTTGCGGTCGCTATGTCTGCGAATGTCGCCAACCAGTACGGCTGGTATCAGATCGCGGGCGCGGCGGCTGTGAAGGCGCCGAACGCGATGACGCCGGGCGCGGACGTGTTCATGTTGGCGGCGACGCCGGGCAGTGTGGACGATACGCAGGTGAACGGCGAGCAGGTCGTCAATGCAAAGGTGTCGACCACCACCGGCACTCCGTCGACTGGCCTGGGCATTATCCAGATCAACCGGCCCTTCTTGCAGGGGCAGATCGTCTAACGACAAACAGGCGGGGCTTCGGCCCCGCCTTTCTTTTGCGCCCTCTCAGACAGGAAGAGCCAAATGTCTCTCGACAAGAACGACCCGCTGGTTATCCCCGTGTTCAAGATCCACACCACGAAGAACGAGGCCAAGAGCCGTGAGGCCGGCCGGCCGATCTATGACGACATGGAGATCGTGGAAGTGCGCTTCGCCGGCGACCGCAATAAGATCAGCATTTTCCCAGCGCATGCTATCTGCGGCGAAGCGCAGGACGAGCACGGCGATACCCTCAAGATCACCTATGCCGAGCGCTGGAGCGATCAATACAAGCGCTTCAAGGCGAAGGAGCATCAGGTCGCTGAGGGGACGCCGGTGGACGAGCTGCCGTTCCTGACGCAGGCCAAGCGCTCCGAGCTGAAGGCGCTCAGCATCTACACGGCGGAAGCTCTCGCTGCGCTCGACGGACAGCCGCTCAAGAACCTCGGGCAGGGTGGCCGCGATCTGAAGAACCAGGCGCAGGCCTACCTCGACAACGCCTCTGGCTCGGCCAATGTCATGAAGATGGCAGCGGAGATCGAGGAGCTGCGCCGCACTGTCGCCGAGCTACGGGCCGACAAGGCCTCGCCCGACTCGCAATTCGCATCTTGGTCAGCCGACCAGATCAAAGACTGGATTGAGGAGAAGATCGGCGAACGTCCCAAGGGGAACCCGTCGCATGCGACGCTGGTGAAGCGCGCCGAGGAAGTCGCCATCGGCCTTGCGGATGAGGCGGCCTGATGACTGTTCTTTCGGCCTGTCAGGAAGCAGCAATCGAACTGAGCCAGACGGAGCCGACGACGCTTTTCTCGACGACGGACAGGTTCGCCAAGGAACTGCGTGTTCAGGCGAACAAGTCCGCCGTCGCGATCATGAAGCGGTACGACTGGCAGATCCTGACCAAGCGGGCCACGATCACCGGAGATGGCTCGGACATGAGCTTTGATCTGCCTTCCGACTATGACCGGATGGCCGCGAAGACCAACCTTGCTAGCAGCGCTTCGAACATTGATCTGGTGAAGGCCAAAGACCTTGATCAGTGGGACTATTTCCTGAACCACATGAGCACGACAGTGCCGGGCTACTGGATCGTTCTCGGCGGCCAGTTGCAGGTCCGGCCGGCCCCGGCCATCGGTGTAGTTCATTCGTACTACTACATTAGCAAGAACGCGGTGTCTGGCGACAAACCAGCCTTTACGGCCGACACGGACACCTTCGTCCTTCCTGAGCGGCTGCTGACGCTCTCGATCATCTGGCGCTGGCGTGCATCCAAGCGTCTGGAATACGCCGAGGACATGCAGAATTTCGAGATCGCGTTCGGCGAAGAGTCGGCGACCGATAAGGGAAGCCGCGTTCTCGTGGCCGGACGCCAGCGTGTGCCGTACAACGTCAAGAACTCCTACCCAGGTCCGCTCGGCCCATGAGGCAGCCCGCTGCGCGCGTAAAGCCGCGTATTGCCAAGATGCAGAGCTTTCCGGCGCCTGTCGGGGGCTGGATCAAGAACGTGAATTTGGCATTGCCCGATGCGCGCCGGCCGGATGGGTCTCGGGTCAACGGTGCCGCGGTGCTGGAGAACTGGTTTCCGACCGCGACCGGAATTCGGATGCGCGGTGGATCTCAGGTCCATACGGTGGTGGACGGCTCCGAAGACATCACGGCGCTATTCACCTACGTGGATGGCAACAACCGTTCTCTGTTTGCTGCGACCGAACACGAAATATTCGATGTGACGGCAGGGACGACCCCCGCATATCTGGTTGACGGGCTGGGCAATCGGCTGGTTGACGATCTCGGAAATATTCTGGTGATCGGAACGACTAGCCCCGATATGTCTGGTTTCAATGGTGGGGATTGGTCTGTCGTCCAGTTCTCCACGTCTGGCGGCACTTTCCTGCGCGCAGTGAATGGGGTGGATACTCCGCTCGTCTATGATGGGACGGCTTGGGATACGTCGCCTGCGATCACGGGCGTGACGCCAGAGACGCTGTCGTTCGTGTGGTCATACAAGAACCGCCTGTTCTTCGTCGAAAAGGACACGCAGAACGTTTGGTACCTCTCGGTTGACACGATCGGGGGCGCGGCTTCGAAATTCCCACTGGGCGGCGTGTTTACCCGAGGTGGCGCGCTCCTATTCGGAGCGTCATGGTCGCTCGATAGCGGCGCCGGCCTGTCAGAACAGTGCGTGTTCGTCTCGACTGAAGGTGAGGTCGCAGTTTACCAAGGCACCAATCCCGGCGATGCAAGTGCATGGTCGAAAGTTGGCGTCTACCGGATTGGCAAGCCTCGAGGACCGAAAGCCTTCATCCGGGCTGGTGGCGATCTTGTCATTGCGACGGACATTGGCTTTGTGCCGCTCTCGGTGGCCGTTCAGCGTGACATCGCGGCCCTCGCGCCATCGGCGATCTCCTACTCAATCGAGGAAGCCTGGAACGACGCGGTTAGGAATAGGTCTGGAGAAGACTGGCACTGCGAAGTCTGGCCGACGAAGCAGATGGTCCTAGTGGCGCTCCCGACTCCTACGAGTTCGCAGGCTCAGATGTTTGTTGCCAACGCCAGAACCGGCGCTTGGGCGCTGTTCACGGGATGGCAGGGAACGTGCGTCGCCTTGTTCGGTGACCGTATGTTCTTCGGATCGATCGAGGGGCGGATTATCGAATGTGAAGTGACCGGGATTGATCAGGAATTGCCGTACACGGCAACGGTTGTCCCCTTGTTCGATCCCCTTAAAAGCCCGGCTTCGCTGAAAACGGGGCTGTTGGCACGCTCTGTCGTCAGATCAGCCGCATCCGTCAACGTCACCTTGTCGATGCAGGCGGATTTCCAAGTCGTTCTGCCACCGGCGCCGGATGACTCTGGCGCGACCAGCGGCGCGCTATGGGGAACGGCCGTATGGGGCGAGAGCACTTGGGGCGCTGCTGCACAGAAACAAACATTCAGCGCCTGGCAGTCGATCGGCGGTGAAGGGTACTCAGTTTCGGTAGCGGCGCAGATCACGAGCGGTTCGCTATCGCCGCCAGATATTGAGTACGTGCAGACAGATATGACGTTTGACTTGGCCGACATCGTAACGTGATCGTCACTGACGAGAGGGTTGCAAGGTTCGTCGGCGAGCGGTGCGGATCTATCATTTATCCGCCTTTTACGGCGATGGGAATTGAGCGAGACGGCAAGATCACGGCTGGCGTCGTGTTCAATTGTTATACGGGCCATGACATCTCGGTCACGGTCGCCGGCGGGCCGTTCAACCGGGATTTCATCGCGGCTGTTGGCAAATACGTCTTCGAGAAGGTTGGCTGCGAACGGATGTCGATCACGACTGAGCAGCCCCAGGTCATAGAGATTGCCCAACGACTGGGCGCCGCGGTGGAAGGCCTCAAACGCAACCACTTTGGCAAGGGCAGGGACGCGACGATCCTCGGCATCTTGCGTGAAGATTGGAACTATTGATGGATACTCCTTCGGCCCCGGCCGCTCCTGATCCGGTAGCCACTGCCAAGGCGCAGGGCGACATGAACCAGAACACTGCGACGACGCAGCAGCTTCTGAACATGACCAACCAGGTGACGCCCGACGGCTCCCTCACCTACAACCAGACAGGCAACAACACGTTCACCGGAGCGGACGGCAAGAGCTACACCGTGCCGCAGTTCACGGCTACGCAGACGCTTTCGCCCACGCAACAGCTCCTCAAGAGCCTGAGCGATCAGACCAAGCAGAACATTGGCCAGATCGGCGTCGATCAGTCTGCCAAGATCGGCAGCTTGCTAGGGACGAACGTCAACCTCTCCAACGATGCGGTCGAAAGCCGCCTGATGGATCTGGGCACCAAGCGCCTTCAGCCCCAGTTCGATCGGGATGAGGAGGCGTTGCGGACGCGGCTTGCCAACAGCGGTATCCGGGCCGGCTCAGATGCGTGGAATGCCGAGATGCAGCGGCTCGGGCAGACGAAGAATGATGCCTTGGATCAGCTTCTGCTCAATGGTCGGCAGCAATCTGTCAACGAGATAATGGCTGAGCGCAACCAGCCAATTAACGAGATATCGGCGCTCCTGTCTGGATCTCAGGTCTCTCAGCCGAATTTCACGAGCACGCCGCAGACCAACGTCGCCGGCGTGGATTACACGGGACTTGTGAACAACAACTACAACGTCGCCAATCAGCAGTATCAGACGCAGGTGGGCCAGCAGAACGCGCTCATGGGCGGCTTGTTCGGTCTCGCTGGCACGGCGGGCGGCATGGGAATCTACAAGTACTCGGATCGCCGTCTGAAATCAGACGTGAAACATATTGGAGATGGGCCGCACGGCTTGCCTGTCTATGAATACACTATCTTCGGCAAGCGTGAGCGAGGTGTCATGGCTGACGAGGTCGCGCGGGTTATGCCGGCTGCCGTGATCGAGCGGGATGGCCTTAAGATGGTTGATTATGCAATGCTGGGGCTTGCCTAATGGCCGCTTTCGTGTGGGGCCCCGGCGGCTCTCAAATGACGCCGGAAGAGATCGCTGCTCAGCGCAAGGTCGCGCAGTCGATGATGGAGCAGGGTTCAGATTATTCGCCGGTCAAGAGCTGGTCGCAAGGTGCTGCGCGCGTGGCGCAGGCGCTCTTTGGCGGTATGCAGGCCCGCGATGCGAATGAGGCCGCCAAGGCGAATGCGGCAAGCGAGGCGGCTCTTATCTCCAGCCTTGTGGCTGGTGGGGCGCCCACGAATATTGTGCCCGCCGCAGCTGCGACCGCCCCCACGGTGCCAGCGGCAGCGCCGGCCTCAGGTGACGCTGCATCCGCAATCGCCAGTATTGAAAGCGGCGGAAAGTACGATCTGCTCGGGCCCGTGACGAAAACCGGCGACCGCGCCTACGGCAAGTACCAGGTCATGGGCGCTAACATCCCGACATGGACGAAGACCTATACCGGGCAGGCGATGACGCCCGAGCAGTTCTTGGCGAGTCCTGAGGCGCAGGAAGCGGTGTTCAAGGGCCAGTTCGGCCAGTATGCCCAGATGTACGGCCCGGAGGGCGCGGCCAAGGCATGGTTCGCCGGCGAGAGGGGCATGAACAACCCGAATGCTCGAGATCAGCTCGGGACGACGGTGCAGAGCTACGCCGATCGGTTCAGCAAGGCGTATGGTGGGGCGCCGTATCAGGTCGCTGGGCCTGCGGTAGCGGCGCCGAGCGCGCCGGCCGCTGCTCCCGTTGAAGCCGCTGCTGCGCCGGCGGCTCCCCCGTCTCCCGCCGTCCAGTCCGTCGCTGCGGCTGTTGCGCCAACTGGCCCGAACCCTCGCATCTTGTCGGCGATCGCAAGCCCCTATGTGAGCGAAGGCACCAAGAAGGTGCTGAGCATCATGCTGCAAAACCAGCTTTCGAGCGAGGGCGTTACGACCGCTGATGCCGGCAACAAGATCATCGTTATGGACAAGCGCGGCAATGTGGTCCGCGAGTTGGCCAAGGGCGAGCCGAACAAGGGGCCGGAATACGGCGTCATAGGCAAGGACGCCTTCGGCAACGAGCAGTATGGCTGGCGCGATCCTCGCACCCAGACCACGACACCGGGACCGCAGGGCACCGCGCCGCCTCCCGCTGTCGTAGGTGCTGACGGTCAGCCTATCCAAATCCCTCAGGGGCAAGATCCCAAGGTGTACCGGGAAGCGGCATCCAAGGCTGGCGTCGCCAATGCGCTGCCGGCCAGCTTCGACGACACGGCCAAGGCCCGCACGGAGTTTGCCCAGCTCCCGTCCTACAAGAACCTGTCGCAGGCCGCGCCGATCTATCAGGCGATGCACGAGGCCGCAGGCCGCAATACGAAGGCCGCGGATCTCAACCTCGTCTATGGCCTCGGCAAGATCATGGACCCCGGCTCGGTCGTTCGCGAGGGCGAAATCCAGATGGCCAACAATGCGCAAGGTTGGCAGGAGAAGCTGAACGGCATCATTGCTCAGATCAACGGGCAGGGCGGCCTGACGCCGGAAGGCCGGCAGGCGCTCATGGCTGAAGCCTATGGGCGCATCCAAGCCTATAAGGGCGAGTTCGACCGGGACGCGGCGCGCTATCGTGGCATTGCCGAGCGCAACCGGATGAACGTGCTCGACGTGGTGCCTGACTTCGGCACGTTCGACCCGTGGACAGTGCCAAAGGCGACCGCGACGGTTCACACGCCTTCAAACATCGATGACCTTGTGAAGAAGTACAGCAAGTAATGGCGACGCTGGACGAACTCGGAAAGGCTTTGGTGAACGCGGACGCCGCCGGCGATGTGGCGGCCGCACGCGCTCTTGCCGGCGAGATCACGAGGATGCGGCAGGTCGCGCCGGCGGCAGCGCCCGCTACCGCCCCGGCACCGCCCGCAGACCCGTTCGCCGCTCCGACCGGGGCAGAGGCCCCGCCGGCGCTGGCCGCCATGGGCTATGGCGAGTTGGCGCGCACGGCTGGCCGAACAGCTGACAACATCGTGCGCGCAGCTGCAAATGGCATGACCTTCGGGCTTGCAGACAGGTTCGCCGGCGGCATGGACGCGCTGACCGGCCAGGCGCCGTCTTATTCTGAGGGTGTCAAGGCTCAGCACGCCGAGAGCGAGGCGCGGCGGCAGGAGCAGCCGGCGGCAGCAGTAGTCGGCGATGTCGCAGGCGGTTTGGCTGGAGGCGCTGGCCTCGTCAAGAATGGCGTTACCTTGGCAACCCGCGTCGGTCCTGCGTTGTTGCCGCGCGTGCTCGGCTATGGCGCTGAAGGCGCCGCTTATGGCGCAGCGCACGGAGCCGGTAGCACCTATTCCGAGCGCATTGCGGACTACATCGAGAATGCCAAGAAGGGCGCTACGACGGGCGCGCTGATCGGCGGGGCGCTCCCCGTTGTTGGAAACGCCGCTGGAGCGCTGTATCGCACGGCGGCATCCTTCCTCGGCCCGCGCGTAGAGGGCGCCAGCCGTGGCGCGTCTGCGCTCCTGCGGGCCGCCGCCCAGGCCGACGAGGCCGGCCTGCGGGAGCTTCCTTCCATGGGCCCGGATGCGATGCTGGTCGATGCGGGGCCGGCCATGCTGGGGCTCGGGCAGGGCGCCGGGACGGGCACGGGATCGGGCCGTACGGCGCTTGTGAATGCGTTGCGCGAGCGCGATGCGCGCACTGGGCAGAGGTTGGCAGAAGCGCTGGATACAAACCTAGGACCGGCGTCGGTGCCGTCCCGCATAGAGGCGGGGCTGTCCGGTGATCGTGCCTATGCTGGCCTCGACTATCAGCCGCTATTGCAGAATGCGCGGCCCACGAATACCCGGGCGTTGGCCAACCAACTTGAGGATATTGCGGTCGTCGAACGCGGCGGAGCTCAGCGAGCGGCCCAGCAAGTCCGAGATATGCTGGATGGCCAGCCGCTGCGAAATGCTGCCCCTGGTGCCCGTCCGCCTTTGTCGGATAACCCGGCCGTTCTTCTCAACACCAGAGAAGCCATTGACGGCATGCTCAAGACCGAGGCTGACCCCAATGTAATCCGCGTTTTGACGCAAACGCGCCAAGCGGTTGACGAAGAATTGGCGCGCTCAGTTCCAGGGATCAAGGCGGTTGATGCGCAACTCGCGGAGTCACATCGCCAGTCGGCCGCGCTTCAGCGGGGGACCCAAGTCCTCGAGAGCGGAAAGACCGCCATTCGGCCGGTGGAGTTAGCGGACGAAATTTCGCAAGGCGCTCTCCCGCAAGGCAAGATGGTCGGCCCATCAGCCGCACCGGTGCGCTTGCGCCAAGGAACCCGCGCCGAGCTTGACCGCCTCGTCGGCACCAACGTCAACGACCTGAACACTCTAGAGCGCAAGATCGGCACGCCGCAGGACTGGAATAGCCAAAAGCTCGAGACGATCTTCGGAGAGGGCCCGGTTGCGAATGTCGCTAAGGCCTTGATGGATAACCGCCGCTTCCGGCAGGCCTATCAGGATATCGTCCAGAACTCGCAGACGGCCCAGCGCGTAGAAGCCGCAGCTTCGATGAAGGGCGCCGAGGGCGGCAATGTCCCGCACGACACGACCATAACTGGGATCGGCCTGAAGGCGCTCAACGCAGTCGCCAAGGCGATCTCAGGTGCGAGCAGCGCGAGGACCAAGGATGAAATCGGCAATATTCTCGCCCAGCAGGGACCGGCCGTTGAGCGCGTCGCTCGCGCTTTGCTGGAGTCGGCACGGACTACCGGCGAGAACGCGCGCGCGATCAATCGCGTTCTGTCATCGCCATATTGGATTTCCGTAACCGCGCCTGCCGCCGGTCGTAAATCCACGCAATGAGGCAGAGGGCAGGGAAACCGATCAGGAAGGCCAAGTCGGTATCGCCGACGAAGGCTTCCCAGCGCTTAACAAAGAATGTGACCACCGCGCCGAGCGCGAGTGCTGCGAGCAACTGAATAAGGCTGGTCATCCGACCAGATTATCCAAGTTCGACCGACCATCCAAGGCCCCGACAGGGGCCTTTTTCTATGAGGAGGGGCCTTTGCCCTCAGACGCAAATGGCAATTACAGCCTGCCTGGTGGCTACCTCGCCGTAACCGGCGAAACCATCTTGGCAAGCCAACACAATCCGCCCTTGGAAGATCTGGCCTCTTCCATGTCGCTCCGGCTAATGAGGTCGGGCGCCGCCGCCATGACTGGGCCGCTCAAGCTTGCGGACGGCGCAGTTGGAACGCCGGGTATGGCATTCGGCAGCGCCACGAGCACCGGCATCTATAAGACGACTGCCGGCATCGGTTTTTCCGTGGGTGGCACTCAAGTCGCTGAACTATCGTCAGGCGGGTTTAAGAGCGGCGCACTCCCGATCGGATCTCTCGTCCCGTTTACGGGAACGAGTGCTCCCGCGCTTTACGTTCTCCCCTACGGACAGACGCTGAGCCGTGCCACGTACGCGGACCTGTGGGCTTTTGCGCAGTCTGAGATCGCTGCTGGAAATGCTTTCTACAACAACGGTAACGGTTCGACGACGTTTGGGGTTGGAGACCTGCGCGGACGTGTTCTCGCTTGTAAAGATAACCTTGGTGGAACTCCGGCCGGCCGGCTTTCATTCGGACCAAGCGATGTTGATGGACAGACCTTAGGCGCAGTCGGTGGGGCGCAAAACATAACGCTTCTGGAATCACAGATACCTTCGCACGTTCATGGCAACACGCTGACCGACAACGGCCACGCGCACTCGTACACCCGTCTGCTGGGCGGTCTTAGAAATGATGGTACGTCGGCCTTAACGGTCAACACCAATCAGGTCGGCGACACGACCGGCAGCTCTCAGTCAAACATCACGATCAACAACGCCGCGGCCGGTGGCGGGCTTGGGCACATGAATGTGCAGCCCACAATTGTTGTTAGCTATGTACTCTTTGCTGGGGCCTGAAGGATATGGATAGTATTCGACCGAAGGATCTGCCCGAGGCAACTACCGCTGGCGCTGGGGACAAGCTCATTATTGATGGTTCGACTGCTCGAAGCATCGAGGTCAAAAACCTCATGCACAACCTGATCATCAGTTATGCGCCAGCAAATCCAGCCAATGCAGCGATCTACTCTGCCTCGGATGACCCGCCTGTCGGCTATTCTGGATTTTACAATGCATTGCAAATTTCGCAGGGCGCCCCTATGCCCGCTAATCAGCAATATCTCGGGGGTGCAGTGCCTGTGCGTCAGGCAATCGTCGGAACGTCTGTCATCCCCGCGACCGATACGACGACTTGGCAGGCCGCAGGCGTCGCCGGTTATGCGCGCGGAGACATTGCCGGGACTGGGCGGAATCTAGTCGGCATCTTCGGCCAAGCGACGACGACGGTCGCCAACGCGAATCTGTTCGGTGGTAACGCTCTCGCCGTTAACAACGACGGATCGACAAGCACAGTCGGGTTTGATGCGAACTACGTCACTGCATTTGAGTTCAACGTAAACCTTTGGAAGAAATCTGGCGGCGCCGATCCAACGATTCTGGGCGGCCACGTTTACGGCATCACGGTTGCCGGCAGTGGAAACATAGCCGGCCAGATCGCCGGATCTGCCGGTGTTGTCGTCAACCAAATGTGTGTTGCGACGAACATCCCTTGGAATTTTGCATTCCAGACATATGATGGCGCTGCCACTATTGGCGTCAGTCTTGGGACCAATGGTACTGGCAACAATGTCAACGGCCAGCCCTTGCGATCTACGGGCCGCGATGCTGGAGGTACGGCGCACACCATTGACGTTCATTGTGATCCGAACGGGGCCTTGATCCTTGCTCCGGATGGCGCGTCTACCGTCGTAGCGCATCTGTCGGGCATCGGCGGATCCACGGTCTTTCAAACCGGGAACGTCTTTGGCAACGCCAAGATCAACGTGCCTGCACTCGCTACGGCTGGCGTTATCACTAATGATGCCTCCGGCAATTTCATCAGCACGACGTCGCTTGGACTAGCTGGATCTATTAAAAGCAGCGGTACCGCCGGCGTCGGTTACACCACCGGCGCAGGTGGCACGGTCACTCAGGCTACCAGCAAATCAACCGGCGTCACGCTCAACAAGGTGAGCGGCCAGATCACCATGAACAATGCGGCTCTGGGAAGCGGTTCATCGGTTAGCTTCACGCTGACCAACTCGACCATTGCCGCAACTGACATTCCCCTTGTCGCTATCGCGACCGGCGCGACAGCCGGCGCTTATCGCATCATCGTCGATGCTATCGCGGCCGGCAGTTGCCAAATATCTCTGACGAACGGCACCGGCGGCTCGCTGAGTGAATCCTTAGTGCTGAACTTCTGCGTCATCAAGGGCGTTTCAGCGTGACGGGAGCCAAACTAGTCCCGCTGTCCCGCCAAAGTCTGGCAATCCTTATCCCTGGCCTCTCGATGAACCGCTCCGTTAGATAGGAGAGGGCGAACGTAATAACAAGGAAGGATGGAGTATCGAGTACGTTCGGTAGCTTCTCGTATGGCAGGTAATCTAGAACCACGGCGTGGACGAGATAGAGCGAGAAAGAAATGCGGCCGATCCACGCAATGAAATTGTTCTTGAGTATGGTTTTGGACGCGTGATGATGAAGGATGGCTATGGCGCACAGTAGTGCGGCAATGCTCATCTCGAGATGCCAATGGGTGAGCACTGCAATTTTGGCAATTGCTAAGTTCGCAAGCAGAGCTCCCCAGAACCACCACCGAGAGGAGAATAGTCCGACTATGTTGGAGTTCTTCTCGATCAACAACGCGCAGATGGCGCCATACATGAGTTGGTCCAAATAGAGTACGGTTAGCCACTGATCGTTGCCTATGGGCCAACTCTCTGGCGTGCCGCCGTCATTGTTCTTCGCCCAAATGCTGACACCGATCAAAATTGCGATCACAAGCGGCAACAGACCGCGATTGTAGGTCAGTGCGAAGACGACGGGAAAGAGGAGATAGAACCAAAACTCTGCATGCAGAGACCATGCAACTGCTGTTGCGTATCCAGTGTCCTTCGGAAGGTGGGTGAACGTTAGTAGTCCAGGTAACCCGTCGATAAGGCGGGGAAGTATTTCTGGATGAAAGCCCCAAGCTAGGATGACGGCGACCCCCAACGTCGTCATGTAGAGCGGGAAGATCCGCATGAACCTGCGGAAGATGAAACCCGCGATATCGGGGGGCGAAAGGCTGTGCATCCTGATCAATATCCGAGTGATCAGGAAGCCGCTGAGACAGAAGAAGATGCTCACTCCGATTGAGCCGCCGGGCATCTTGCCCTTGTGGCAAAGCAGAACGAGCAGCGCGGCAAACGCGCGGATGTAGTCGTAATAGGCGTCCCTCTGGCCCATTTATGGGTTCCTATCTAAACCTCTAGCAGATTCAACCCACGGTAATCCTAAACGCCCTCGCTCGGGCGAACGTCGCTATCTGACCGAAAACCAAGCCGCCTTCGGGCGGCTTTTTCTATGGAGCACTCATGACCGAGCCGGCCGCAATTCGCTTTAACAACCCTGGAGCCATGTGGGGAACGGGGAACTCGATCGCCACGAAATGGGGATCGACCAGCACCACCACCCTCAACGATGGCCTCGGTCAAGGCAACAACATCGCTTTCTTCCCTACGAAAGTTCAGGGGGCATGCGCACAATTCGACCTATGGCGATCCTCTAAGAACTATCGCAACAAGACGTTGGCATCTGCCATCTCGACCTGGAGCGGTGGGAACTATGTCTCGAGCTACCTCAATTTCCTGACCGATCGTGTGCCGGGGCTGACGGCTAGCACGGTGATTGACGAGGCCTATCTTCGATCTCCGAACGGGATCGCCCTCATGAAGGCGCAGGCTTGGCACGAGTCCGGCAAGCCGTACCCGATGACCGATGGCGAATGGGCTGAAGCCCAGCGCCGTGTGTTTGCGAGCAAGGCGCCAACGATCCCGACAACCAAAGCCGCGACGACTGCCGTTGTCGTGAACACGGCCACGGCAACAGCGGCGGCGCAGGCGCATTCCTCCGGCGCATCACCCGTGGTCGTCATTTGCATCATCGCCGCTGGCCTCATCGCCGCGGCGATCGCTTGGTACTTCATCCACAAGAGGGCTGCCTGATGGATTGGAAGGACGTAGGTAAGATCGTCGCGCCGCTGGCGCCGACGCTGGGTGGCATTCTCGGCGATCTCATCCCGATACCCGGCGGGGGCATGATTGGTACGGCTGCTGGCAATATCCTTGCCGCAGCACTCGGCGTTGATCCGACCCCGGATGCGGTCGGCGCAGCCATCCAAAATGATCCGAATGCCGCAGCGAAGATCTCGGCTGCGGAAACGGAAGCCGGTGCGAAGTGGCCCGCGCTGGCTGAGATTGCCAAGGCGCAGTTCCAGGCCAATGCGACGGAAGCGGAGTCCATCAACGCAACCATGCGGCAGGAATTGGCCGCAGGGCAGAAATGGTACGCCTGGCGTAATCTCTATGGCTATTCCGTTGGGTTCGAGGCGACAGCCACGAGTTGGGTGATCCTCTATGCGCTCGTGTTCCGGCCCGACATTGTGAGGGCTGTGCAGGACAGCCTTTCCTTCTTCCTGTCCTGGTACGGCATGCGCTTCGGTCTACTGGGATACATTCACAATCAGGCGACCGTTGAGAAGGTGGCTGCTGTCACTGGAACGCAGCCTGATGGCGTGGTGAAGAGCGTGATCAAAGCCGTGACCGGCAAGAAGTGACGCGGCTACGGGCTGGGGGAAATCCTAGCGATCGGCGGATTTCTAGGAGCTTGGCGGAATGGGACTTTCGTTTGAATGGACGGTCAAGCTTGGCGACATTTTCTGGCTGGTCGGAGCGCTCTCGATGGCGGGAGCCTTCCTCTATCGAAGGGGCGGCAAAGAAGCCGGTGACAGCATGACGCTACAAACGCTCTCCAGGGAATTCGGCGAGATGAAGGCCGAGTTCAAGACGTTCTCCGACACGCTTCAGAAGATCGCGGTCCAAGAGACCAAGATCGAACTTCTGATGAAGTGGTACGACGAGCTGCGGCACGGGACGGGATTTATCCAGGAGCGTCGCGCCAACATTGATGGCGAATACAAGCGCTGATGCGCCATATGAAGCGTCGCGCTAACTTCTTTCTAGCCGTCATCTTCTCTGCCTTTGTTGCTCTCGTCGCCGCCCTGATCATACTCATGACCAGACCGGCGTGGCCCGCTGATCAAATCCCGTGCTGGAAGGCGCGGGCCATACTCGAATATGCGGGCAGTATCGCTGAGGCCGGAAAGATCGCTCAGCAGCACGGCTACACCAAATCGCAGATCGCCGAAGTTCGGCGCCGTTGCGGCCTCTAACGAAAGGTTATCCCCCTTGGCAATGACGATTGTCCGCGTCACGAGCGGAGGCATTCCCGCGGTCGAGTCCGATAAGGGGCTGCCATATTACGAGGCTGATAACGGGTTTGGCATTCCGGTGAACTTCGGCAGCACTGGCATTCCCCTTGGGAGAGCAATCTATGGACCGCCGCCTCAAAACGCCACCGCAAATGCAAAACCCCTGATTGGCGCAGATGGCGCCCCCCTTCGTGGCGCAGATGGCGCCCAACTTTGGAGCACTTGACGTATGGCTACGCCTCGCATGATTCCGGATCTCGATCCGTCCAAGCTCATGAACTACCGGGCCGCGCGGTCCCTTAAAACGCGTAACACCCGTATCGCCTTCATCGGTGACAGCACTGGCGCCGGCACCGAGACGGGCGGCACTACCGCCCAGGTTCTGCACTCGATCCCGATGCAGATGGCGGCGAAGCTCAGGGCGCGCGGGATCAATGCCGGCGCCAACAACCGCTTTGGCTGCGCCAGCGGCACCTTCTCGACGCTCCTCACGATGGACAGCCGCGTCACGTCAACCGGCGCATGGACGCAGGGCGCAACCCTTGTGCAGGGCGGTAACGCCTTTGCGTGTGCGGCTGCGGGATCAATGACGTTTGCGCCGCAGGACAACATCACCAAGTTTGACCTCTTCTATCGCGACGGCGCAGCAGGTCGAAACATCACCTACAACGTGGACGCGGGCGGCACGACGGCGCTGAACTCGTCGGGCACGACGCAGATCACCAAGACCAATATCAACGCTGGCACGTCGGGCGCGCACTCACTCACTCAGACCTGGGCGCTCGGCTCCATCACATCGATCGGTGTTGATGCCTACGACGACACGAACGGCCGGCGTGAGTTGTCCATCTGGAACTGGTCGATTGCCGGCGCAACGTCACTTCAGATGATTGATAATTCCGATACCGTGACAGGTCGGCTAGCGGAGATTTCTTCAGGAAAATCTTTGATGACGCCGGATTTAGCGATCATCAGAATGGGCATCAACGATTGGCGCACCTCGGTTTCGGTTGCGTCGATGGTCGCGAGCTAGACGACTCTGGTTAACGCGTTCCTGGCTAACGGCTGCGATGTGATCTTGGCCACGCCTCGGTTCGATGGCTCGAGCACGGGCCTCGCTGCTCAGCAGGAAGACTATGCGAACGCGATTCGCGCCCTCGGCCCGACGTTGGGTGTTCCAGTGCTGGACGCGCGGGCGTATTTCGGCTCCTACGCCATCGGCAACACGGCCGGCTGGTACAGCGACACGGTACATGGCGATACCGGCGGCGCCAGCTATGGCGAAGAGGCCGAATATTTCGTGCGGGCGTTGCTCACAGTATGAGCTAAGGCTCGACGATAATCCTCTCCGACCTCCGCGCTCGAGCGACCTCCATGGCCCGCTCCAGCGCCTTCTCATAGGTCCGTGGAGCGTCGCGGTGCGGGTGCCCCATGTGACGCGCTGCGGGCGCGGTGAGTCAATTTGACTCAGGAGCAACCCCTCTTCTGCAGTCGATCCGGGATTCACACCGCAGAGCTTCCGCTCAATAATTCCTGGGCCGTTGGGATCGGGGAGCTGGGAACGCTAAAATGCTTTGGATCGCCATCGTTGCAGGCGTGGCGCTACTCTCTGCCGCCGCCGCCCTGCATCGGCGTCGCCGTAAATTGAGGGAGGAGCAAGCCGCGTTCTCTGACATGGAGCAGGTCGTGGATGCTTCTTTGAAAAAGGAGGGAGGCCCGCCGGCATGATCGCCGACCAAGTTCGATAACCGGACCAGATGCGGTTGTCAGACCTCGAGCCGCGCTTCGCAAGGGCTGCGACAACCGCGGCGCGGCCGGGCTGATCATTACTGCAAGACTTTCGGCATCACTAAGACGATGTCGACGTGCTTCTTCAGCACCATCGATGCAATAGCAGCGATGTGTAGCGAAAATTCATCCTCGATCTTTGCTGCCTTCTCTTCGTCCTCGACGAAGGCATAGAGCATGGTGTCGTAAATTTCGTCGAAGTGGATGCCGACGAACAGGTGGTCAAAGACGTCAGCGCCGACGACGCCGGCCATGCGTGCCTGGATGGCCAGATCCTGAATGGTGGTGAGTTTCAT